GGTGCCGCCTGCCTCAGCGGTGCGTTGAAGCTGAACGTGCCGGCCGAGGCATAGGGATATTCGCGGCTCGCTGCCGTGTTGTCATAGAACACGATGCTGTTGAGGTCGGCGTCGGCGATGCCTTCCACCATCACGCCGGACCCGCCGCCGTTCGGGTTGGTCGGGGCGTAGAGGCCGCACTTGAGCGAGTCGCCGACGAAGTTCAGCAGCAGGTCCGCGGTCTTGCCGGTGACGGTTCCGCCGGTCGCGTCAATGTCGCTGTTCTGGCGCAGCAGATATTGGATTTTCGTGTAAATCTGCGCGAGCGACGCGCCGAGCGAGGCGGCCGGGTAAAGCGTGAAACTGCTGTTGCTCTCCGTCGCCGCGAACGTGCCGGGGATCGCCACGCTGCCCGCCGCCGGGGTGCCGCTGATCGTGTAGGTGCCTTTATTCGTGCCCTCATGCACCTTGAGCGTGCCGCCGATGAAGTCGGCGCCCGTGATGCCGGCTGCCGCGGTCGATAGCGTGCTCCCTCCGGCCGTCATGCTGCCGTCGATGCCCGAGTGCGTTCCTACGTCGATCACGATGCCGAAGTTGCGCCCGGTGCCGGACTCGACGGCCTTGGTGAAGGCGCCGGAGAAGTACCTGGCGACGATCTTGGTGTAAGGCAATAGCGTCGAAACGTCTCCGTCCGCCGCAGTGATCTTGGTTTCGGCCGCGGCCGACATGCCGAACGGCAACTTGTAGGGTCCGGTCGCCGTTTCGCTGATATCCGTCAGGCTCGCGTCGTCATAGGTGTAGTTGTATTCGCGGATGAACGACTTGAAGAATGCCCGGTCGTCAAAATTCCCGTTGCTGGCGTCCCCGTAGACCTGCACCGCTTCGTTCGGCAGGTCGGTGAAGGTGTAGTTGATCGGGGTTCCGCCGCTCGCCACCGACTTCCGCAGATAGTATGCCTGGCATCCCGCCGGTGCCGAGCCTTGCAGCACGGCGTTGAAATACTGGCGGTTGAGCACGCCGGCAGCCGAGTACTCGGACCACCCGCCATTGCGGATCATCTGTCGCGTCGCGTCGTTCGCCGGTTTCCATCCGTTGTAATTCCCGCCCGGGTCGCGGCCGAAGACGTATTGCCCGGAACGGTTGTCGATCTTGTTCATCGGGAACGGGAATGGCTGATATGTCGCCGTCGCCCACAAATCCACGAAGAACGACCACAGGGCGTTGGCATCGACGCCATCCTTCGCCACCAGGTCGCCGGCCGCAACCAACGTGAAGGTCCGCGCGCTGGTGTCGATGGTAATTTCGGTGCCGACGGCCATCAGGTCGGGATCGGTAATCATTGTCATGGTGGTGCTCCTCTAGGGGATATAGCTCGGGTCGGCGGCCTGGTTCATGGGCAGCGAAAGTCCCGCCGCCGTCAGCGCCAGGTTGCGCAAAATGTAGGGTATGTATCCGGACTGATACACGCACACGTCGATGCTCGGGTAGACGGTCGCGTCAATGCTGGTGGTGTAGCTTGTGCCTGCGGTGGCGTCCGTGCTGTCGATCACGGTTTCGGTGCCGGCGGAAATAATCACGATATCCGACCCCGACACCAGGTTTGTCAGTTCGACCTCCGCCATGTCGAGCGGGAAATAGTTCGCCTGGCTGGCGGCGCTGGTGCCGGTGACTACGTAGACCGACGTGATTGCGGTCGTGTTCGCCGTGCCAGTCGTGATCCGCAGCTTGAGCTTGATCCCGGTCGATGCCGAAATTGCCCCCAGGCCGTTCAGCGCCGTGCCGAGGGCTGCCGCGGTCAGTTCCGACGACCAGGCCGAAAACCCGCTGCCTGTGTCGTATTGATAGGCGAACGTAAAATTGCCCACCGCTCCGCCGCCGGCCATCACCAGCGCGGTGTTCGTGAAACTTGTGTGCCCCTTGGTGAAATAGGGCATTTCGAAGGTCGCCGTCATGCCGACGGTCGGCATGTAGAGGCCGCCCGCTGCCGTGAAGGCCGCTCCGCCGGTCAGCGCAACTTCGTCGGCGGTGAGCCCGGTCGGCTCATTCATTACGATGGCGATGCGCCCGGCGGTCGCGCTGGTGAAGTGGTCCCACCAATGCGTGCCATAGACGCCGGTTTGCGCCGCATACGTCGGGGTCGCGCCCACCGAGCGGTGCAATAGGTTCAGGCCTGCCGCGACCGGCACGTCGGCGTAGTCGCCCATTACGTTTTCGAACGTGATGCGGGTTGAGGAGTTGTCCAGCGTGTAGAGGTTCGTGCGCGTGTTCGAAACGAAGCACTTTTGCACCTTCACGTCCGACGCCGCGGCTCCGGCCGCGATGTTTATCAGGTAGGCACTTTGATTGGCGGACCCGAGCGATAGCACCGACGACGGGCTTGTGCCTATGTTCCGCAGCTTGATATCCGAGCACCCGGCGACGCCGACGCTGAGAATGCCTAAGTAGGGGTGCACGTTCGTCAGGCCAAAGAAATCTACTCCGTCGATCTTGATGCCTGACGAGTTCGCCGTCACCAATTCCACCACGTAGTTGTTCTGTCCTGCCGTCGATGCCGTGGTGCCCGTCACCACGTCGGCATAGCTTGTCGTTGTGATATCCACGCGGGTGCAGGCCACCAGGCTGATCTTGGCGCCGACGATCTTGGTGTTCGTCAGCGCGCAGTCGACCATGCGCGTGCCTAGTATCGCCGCGGCGCCGACGTTCGCTTTTACTAGGCGCGAGTTGAACCGGCAATTACTAAACGTGAATCCGGCAATATCGGTCAGCGTGGCGATATAGACCGCTGTCGCCAGCGCCGCCCTGGTGAAATGCGAATCGCTGATCGTGCCGCCGGCGAAGCATAGGCCCATCACCAGGCCGGTCTGCGTGTTCGCCGCCTCCTGCCCTACGCAAACCCGCGTGAGCGTCATCGGTTGCGCAACTTCGAGCATCGAAAGTTGCGTGAGGATGCCAACGTCGGTCATCGCCACCGAATACGCTTGAAGGATAGACGGATACCAAGCGAGGTTGATCCGCTCCAGGTCGATCACGCCTCCGCCGGTCGTCGTCAGGTCGTAACGGGTCGCAAGCGTCGCGTTCGGCAGGGCATTGGTGCCGCGCGCTGCCGTGGTGCAGACGGCGGTGATGATGTTCGGGATGCGGATCGCGCGCCCGGCGCCCGGCACCTGCCCGACCGTGTTCGTGCCGTCCGATCCGAACCGGAGCACGCCGCCGGTGCTGATCCAGCAGCACTTGCCGCGTTCGTCGGTCGCCGTCGAGCTTGCTGCGACCAAGGACCCCGCGCACGGCCACCACTCATACACCCCGGACCCGGCCGAGGTCTCGACCTGCACCCCGGGGAAATACTGCACCGAGCCGTTCGTCGGAAGCTGATAGGTCGTCGCGCTCGATCCGCTGGTGCTCCCCACCGCGAAGAAGTCGCCGCGCGAGCGAAGCGTTCCGAGTCGGTTGCAGTTGATGGTTGCCGACTCGTCGCCCACCAACTCGATCCAGCCAACCACGTCCGCGCCGGTTGCGCTGGCGCCTATTCCGGTGAGCGCGCCGGCCGCGAAGGCGCCGCCGGATACCTGTTTGAGCGTGATGAACCCGGTCGCCGGCATCGCCGCGCCAACGGCGGTCGGCGTCGCGTTGATGGCGCTCTGTACTCGGATCAATTTGCCCGTGACGCCGCCCTGCGACACCACCGTGTTATAGGCCGGGACGTTGCCTGATCCGGTGTTGTATGGGATTGTCCGCACCGCCTGGGCGTCAATGAGCACCATGCCGCCCTTTGCGGCGTTGATCGTCATGGACCCGAGCGATAGCGCGGCGCCACCCGTCAGGCCATAGCGGGTGTCCTGGTCAATCGTGAAGGTGAAGCCATTGGTGTCTATCGTGTCGCCGCCGGCCCGCGCCGAGGCCGATCCGCTCGGCGATAGCGTCCCAAGCTGGTCGATGTTGCAATCTGCGGTGATGACGTAGGCTGTCACTGGATTTCAACTTTGATTATCACGTTGTCCGCGCTCACGGCCGCCACGGCAACGATCTGCGAGTCGTAATCGTGGTTTTGCACGACAACCTCCGTCTCCGGCGGGTAGGCTTGCGCCAGCGCCTGCAACTCGCCGATAAGGTGCTGGAGGTTCATGGTCTATTCCTTGTCGCGCTCGATCTGCGAAACCTTGTCGATGTTTTCGTCGTCGTCTCGCTTGACGGTGGTGGTGGTTTCCCTGGTCGGCATCGAAGTGATTGCGACTTCCCGTATCTCCGCCGGCTGGACGGTGATCGACTGTTTCAGGTCGGCGGGCTGAACGCTGATGCTGTTCTCCACGGTGACTGCGGCTGGCTCGACGGTGATCTGCGGTGCCGCCTGCTCCGGAACGTGGATATGGTTCTCGATGGTCACTGGCGCCTGGGCTCCGGCTGCCGCGGCGACGGCCGACTCCGGCAAATGGATTGCTGCCGACAGGTGGAACACCGGTCCCGGCGTCTCGGTGGTCTTCGGCTCGGGTTTCGGCTTGGCTCCAATGTCCGCCTGGCTGTCGGCGTGCGCATACCCCATCACGTCGGCGGCGAACAGCGCGCGCTCGAGTATTCCGCGGAATTCGTCGGGGCTGTTGCCCAGGTAGACCTCGGAAAGACGCTCGGCAAGGTCTTCCGGGCTTGTTGCGGCCTCGATGGCGGCCTTGATCGCATCCACGGGGATTGGCGAGCGCGCCTCCTCAAGCGCGGCGTCGGCGAGGTCTTCGATGGCCTGCTGCGCCGGGGTGAAGGTTTGCGCTGCTCCGCCGGCGGCGAATTGCAGGCTGGCCTTGGTCGCCGGGGTTCCGGTCGGCTTGCCTGGGGGCGTGCCGCCGGCCGGGGGCGGTGCGGCGTCTTCCGGAATCTCGAAGTCGCCGGCCTCGAAGTCATAGGCGCGCAGCAGATATTCCGGGGTGAATTTGACGATCTTCGCCGTCGCGAGCTTGGCGTCGCGCTCGGCTCGGTCGGCTTGCAGGCCGGTTTCGTCTTCCATGATGAACTTGACGGCGCCCACTCGGCGGCCGTTGAGCACCATCACGGTGTCGATCATGCTTTGGATGGTGCCGGTAATCATCCGAACGTCCGCAATGCGCCGGTCGTCGCGCACCAGGTTGTGGACCTGGCCGAGCGCATAACTCCCTTTGCCGTTGCTGTCGGTGGTCAGGGTTTGCCCGAGCACGACCTTTTGGATGCGCCGGTCGACGGCCGAACTGTATCGTTCGAAGGCGTCGCCGGCGTTGTTCGGCGATATCGCCTCGACGTCATCGTTCTTTCCGACCGCGGCCACCGCTGATTGCAGCGCCCGGGCAAGTGCCGTCGCCATGTCGGCGGTGTTGTTCGCGGTCTTGCCGATCAGCATTGGCGACCCGAACCGTTCGAGGAACTTCGCCCAAAATTTCCACCCGTTTGTGCGGAAGAACCAGGGCCAATAGAGGCGGGACAGCAATGCCTCGCCGGCCGGGTTGCGGGAATCCTCCGGCCGGCGCCGGGTGCAGAAGAACTTGCCGGGCCGGGTCAAATGCACGTTCTCGCCGGTGCGGGCGTTGTGCGCGCTGCCGTATGCCGGGAAGTAGCTCAGCGCGCAGGCGGGCTTGACCAAGCCCATTGCCTCGACCGCGGCGATGGCCTGCCGATCCTCCTCGCGCTTTCCCCATGCCCTCGGGGCGAACCACTCGAACGGCCTGGCGCTGATGTGGTCCCATACGATCTGGCGGCCGTCTTTGCGATATGTGACCTCCTGCACGGCGTATCCGTAGGGAACCGCGCGCCAGGCGCCTTCGATGATGGTTTCGATGTGCGCCGCCACCAGCGGATAGATGAAACTGTAGTCTCCGCCGTCGCCCGGCTCGATGCGCCAGGGGGTCGATTTGACGGCGGACTCCCGGGTTTCGAGCGCGGCGATGATTTCGTCGTCGCTCTCCAGGCGCCGCAGGTCGGTTCGGTCCAGGCCGGCGGCCTCAAGAACGTGGTCGGGGTCCGGGAACTGGAGCAGGAAATCCGCGAACTGCTCGATGGCGTAGTCGGTAAACAGCGGCGAGACGGCGGGTTTCTGTGCGTCAGCGGGGTTTTCGCCGAGCCTCATGCCGGGTTGTGTCGCCGCGGGTGTCGCCGCGGCCTGGCGGGCGTTTTTCATTCAATGTCCCCAATGAGGATGCGGAGGAGTTCGTCGCGCGGGATGATCGTTGGTCCGATGACCTTTTGCGTGCGAATCGTGCCGGCATTTATCCGGCGCCAGATTCGGCCGCGGGCCTGGCCTGGGGTCAATTCAAGCTCGCGGGCAACGATGTCGATCACTTCCGACACCTGAAATCGGGCCTTTTCGGGGATTGGATGCTTCGTGGTTGGCATCAAGGCGATGGCGCCCATGCGGTATCTCCTCAGAAAACCCGTTCGCCGGCAAAGGCGTAGTTCGGGCCGGCGGTGCCTGGGTGGAATGTGCAGCCGAGCGAGTCGGCTATGTCCGGCGAGAAGCCGAGGCGTTTTTTCATTTCATCCTTGCTCTCGACCACGATCCGGCCGCTGCTGTCATGCTTGTACTTGACCGACGCAAGTTCGCCGGCGAGGTCTTGGGCGATATCGGCATCGACGCCCTCGAAGCTCGGTTCGTCGCAATGCAGCCAATCTGCCATTACGAGCCAAAGATAATCGCGCAGCGTCTTGCCCTGGGCTTCGTCTTTGCCGGTTTGCCGGAACGGGGCGGACTCGGCGACGTTGACCTCAATGACCGGCTGTTCGAGTTCCTTGAGGCGGTCGGCGACGCCGGCGCCGACTCCGATTACGTCCACATAGATGCCGGTCGCGTTGAACAGCTGCCGCATCGCCACGGCCCGGCCGGAGGTTTGCATCGTGTCTTCTTTGGCGTGGATTTCGGCGTGCAGTAGGTTCGCTCCCTGGCGGACGGTGTAGACGGTGCGGTCGCTGCCGAAGCGGGCAACGTCGATGCCGAGTCGAATGTCGGCGGTTGCCTGCTCCCGCTGCCGCTCGCGCTCGATGGCCGCCTCCGCCCACTCAATCGAAATGAGCACGTCGTCATCTTGCTTTGGAAATTCCCCGTCGGCGCGCACCCGCACGACGTTGCTGTTCTCGCCCCACTTGCGGACCAGCTTCACCCGGTATGCCGGGTCGACTAGCGGGCTTTCGCCGCTCTTGAGGTGGACCGTGGTGAAGTCGCCGCGATCCTTCCGGTGACTGTCGGCGAAATATCCGGTGGTCCGTGTCGGGTTCGCCAGCATCAAGAGGCGGGCGCCTTGGCTCGATAGCGCGCCTTCCGCCACCTCGAAAACCTGATCGGCGACGCCCGCGGCTTCATCGACCACGAACATGATATTGCCGGCCTGGTTGTGATGGACGAGCCCGCGGCCGTCGTCGGTGATTTCAACGTCGCTGGCGTGGAATCCTTGCAGCGCGTCGGGGTTGTCTTTGCTGCTTGTCCGTGCCACCGCGAACCACTCGCCGCGTGCGCTCGGGTCATAGATGCGGTCCTGGGTGTAGCGGAACACGTTGCCGAGCCAAAATGCCGGATGGTCGCCGCGCTTCGCGCTCAGCGTGTCCGACGCGCGCAACCACTTGGCAAGCTCCGCCCATAGCACGTCGCGCAACTGGTGCCCGGTCGGCGCCGTGCAGGGAATCTTGCAATAGTCCCGGGTTTCGAGGAACCATAGGACGAGGCCCGCGGTGCATCCGGTCTTTCCGGTGCCGTGCCCGCTGCGCACCGACACCTTGGCGCCCTCGGGTTGTATCGCGTCGATGATCTTGTTCTGCTGCCACGTCGGCTTCATGCCGAGGCGCATGCGCAGGTAGAGGCCCGGGTCGTCGCGCCATTCCTGGCGGAGTTCCATGTACGCATCCAGATCGCGCTGGATCGCGTCGAACTGGATTAACCCGGGGGCGCCCACTTAGGTTCCGCCGCCCTTCTTTGATTCCCGGTGCGCCGCGAGCAGCGACGAGAGGCCGCCGCCCTGATATTCCTGCTGCCCGGTCGGGTCCGTCGGCGCAATCTTGGTCGGTGCGTTCATGCCGGTAATCGCTGCGCGCTGCCGCTGAATGACGATGATCCGGTCGAAGGCGCCATTGTTGCCGGCGATGGCCTTCGGCCAGAACACCCGCTGAAGGTGGTCGAGGCGCGATAACTCGAGTTGCTGCAACACGGCGACGTCCTGCTGCGTCTCGAACTTGTACTGCGCCAACTGCTTCATCTTCGTTTTGCTGATGGTCGATTTGGAGCACCCGACCTGCTCGCAAATCACGTCATACTCGACCCCCGCGCGCAGCAGTTGGATGATCTTCGCGTCGCGCTCCGCCCGCTTGATCGCGTTTTTCGAGTGCGGTTTAGCCATTGCCGGCCTCCGGCTCCGCGGTCAGCACCGGCCCGAAGTCGCCGGCGGCCTGGTGCGGGTCGCCCTTTGCGAACACCAGCAGTTTTTCGTGTTGCTGTAGCAGCGCGCGGTGCTCGGCGAAATGCTTTGCCAGGTGGTCACCGAGTCCCTTGATCGGGTCGGTGGCGTCCGGCTCGCCTTTGGCGAACACCAGCATGTTCTGATGCCCCTTTGCCAGCTTGCGGCTCGCGCGGAACATATTGCCGGCCCGCATGGCGAGGCTGCCGTTCGGGGTTATGAGCACCGCCTCGTTGTAATACCGCAGGCCGGCGGCCTCGCACGCGGCGATGGTGTCGCCGACGAAGTTGCGATAGAACCCTTTGCGGTCGCGCACGTCGCCGACGATGAACACGGCGAAGCGGTTTTCACGGAGGCGCGCGGCGGCCTTGGCGATGATTTCCCGGTATGCCGCCATGAACTCGGGATAGTCCATGTTGCTGATATCGGCCGGGTCGTCGCTGTAGACCTCCAGGTCGGCGTAGGGGGGGCACGTGAAGATCAGGTCGACCTGTTCGTCCGCCGGCATCACTTCGTCCATGCGTCGGCTGTCGCTGGCGATCCAGCGGGGGGTAATTGGCTCGCTCACCGCGACTCCTCCGGTTCAATGAATGCCTCGATGGCGCGCTGTCGGGTCCAGGCGGTTCCGCCGAAGACCTTTTCTGCGTTGTTGTGGAGCACGCGCTCCGCGTGCGTGATGGCGTCGGTGTCCGGGGGCAGGATTCCAAGCCGCTGCCCGTAGATGATTTCCTGCGCGCACTTGTAGCAACTGCCGCAGCGCCCGGGGCGGATCGTCTCGGCGCCGAACTTGTTGACGTTGCCGGTATGCAGGTTTCCCTTGTACCGGGCCGGGGTCATGCAACTGCCGATCAGGTCCCACAACCCGAGTCCGTGCGGGGCGATCACCGCGTAGCTTTCGGCCTCGGAGCGGAGCACGCGGGTGTCGACCTCGATTGCTCCGCGCGCCATCGCCTTGTATAGCCCGGCCGCGGCGTCCATGACCTCGATCCCGTCCGAAAACCCGGCCGAGTAAGTCAGGCGCCGGGCGTGGTCCCGGTATTGGGTGCCGAGGGCATATCGGGCAATGCCGTACCCCATGCCGTAATCCACCATCAACCCGAGGATGGTTGCGTTCTTTGCCGGGTTCTCGATGTGCGGTTGCTTCGCCGGCTTGACCTTCAAGATGTGCAGCGCGCACCCGAGCGCGGTTGCAATGTCGATGGCGCGGTCCTTTTCGCCGGGATATGCCGGGTTGATGCCGGCGATGTAGAACAGGCTGATGGCCCGCCCGGCTGCCTGTTCCTTGAGCGCCGCGGCGAGGCTGTCTTTGCCGCCGGTGCAGGCGATCATCGAGTGAGTCGCCGTCGTCGGTGCGCCCTGGTCCTGGTCCGCGGCCTCGGTGGTGATCGCTCCCGCCGCTCCGGCACGCAATAGGCCCAACAGCGTCGCCGCCTCGCTCGGCAGTTTCGGGTCCGTCGCCGGGAGCGGGTCGGTTGCCGCGAAGTCGAACAGCGTTGCCGCCGCGCGGCCGATTGGCCCGGCCTGGTATCCGCGCAGGTCAATTCGCATAATGCACTCCGACCGTCGGGGGTTGCTTGGTTTCCGGTGCCGGCTGTCGCGTCCGCGGCGTGACGGGCTTGTTCGCGCTCTCCTCCTCGCGCTCGCGCGCGAATGCGCTGGCGACCTCTCTTGATGGGAAAAACATCGCATCCCGGCCCTCGATAACATCGGCCCGCGCCTGGTCGAACTGCTCTTGCCCGAATAGATTGACCAGGCCGCCCCTCATGGCGTCGATCAGCATTGGCCCGCTGCCGGCCGCCCCCTTGCAGAACGACGTCGGAAGCTGTGCCTTATCGTGCATCACCAGCTTTCCGGTGCTGTTGAAGATGAACGGGTATAGCTGGCACGACGCGGGCTTGTCTTCCGCCGACAACGAACACCCATGGTCGCCTAGGTGCTCGCATACGTTGCCCGGGTATGCCTTCGCCGGCCAGGTGGTTTTGTGCCGGCAGCAAACACCGCCGCACCCGCCCGGCTCGATGATGTGCGATACGGTGCAGTTGAACTTTTTGACGGCCCACGCGGCGGACATTTCAATCGGCGCCGGCTTTTCGTCGCCGCTGGTCGCGCTTTCCTCGATCTCTTTCCAGTTCTTTCGGTTTGCCGCGACTTGCTCCGCGCGCAGGTCGATGCCGGTATAGCTGTACCCGAGCAGGCCCGCCACCACGCCGCGAACGCTGCCGCCGGCAAATGGATCCAGGATCGCGCCGCCCGGGGGTGCGAACCACCGATATGAAATCTCCGCCAGCACGGGGTCGAATACCGAATCGCCGGCGAGGGTTATTTCGTCGGGGTATGTCTCGGCGAACTCCGCCCAGGTGTAGGTCCGGCCATCCTTTTGCTCGAGTTCGCGCTTCCGGTCCAGCACGTCGGGCGGTTGCGCGCTGATGCTGTAGGTCATGCCGGCCTTGCCCTTGTCGCCGTCCTGGCCGCGGCCTAGCTCGCTGCGGATGCCCACGGATAGCCAAAGACGCTTGCGGTCCGCCCAATAGCCCTGGCGGGCGTCGAGCACGCTGAACGGCGGGATGATGAACTGCTCGGTGAGGCTGGATCGGATGGACGCCTGCTCCGCCCCCTTCGCGCCGGGGTCTTGCCCGCGGAGGCTGTCGAGGAAGTGGCCGAGGTTCGTGTTCTCGACCTCGATGCCGGCGAGCAGCGCAATCAGCGCGTCGTCGTCTTGATACGCGAGCCCGGTGATCGGGTCGAGCGACGCCAGGGCGATGCGTTCCTCGCGCTCTGTAAGCTCCACGTAAGTCACGGGAACCTCCGCCTCCTCGCGGCGGATTGCCAACTCGACCCGGGCGTGCCCGTCGATCATGTGCCCGGTGGTCCGGTTCACGATGACCTGCTGTATCCAGCCTATCTCGGTCAGCGCGCCTTCGAGGGCGTCGAGTTGCGACTTGGGGTGCCGTCGGAAGTTGAACGGGTTTGCGAGGAGTTGGGTCGGGTCTTCGATCCCGTGCCCTGCGATGCGATTGCGGAATTGTTGTTCCATGCCCGGCGGCCCTGGTGGTGGTGTTGCGCCGATCTTTTACATTACCGGCGGGATCATGTCAATGCCTTCCGGGTAATAAACACACCTATTGAGGGCAATAAAAACAATCTAATGCACAGGGGTTGCGTTATTATCTCTGCGGTAATACATTGCGGTCATACGCTGCGGTTGCAGCCAACCACCGAGGAGTCCGAAATTCCCAAAACCTACACCGCCGATGAACTCTTTGCCCTGGCGAAAGAATGGGACCGCCGCGCTAATGCTGCCGCGGCCCGCGAGTGGGCTGAGTCCTGCCGCCAACAAGCGGACCGCTGCATTGCCGCCGGCAACGCGATGCTCCGCGGTGCATCCCGCTTCTATGCAATGCCCAAGGCCGAGCTTCGCGCCTTCATCGACGGTTGCCATGCGTCGCGCCAGTTCGACGCAACTTTCGAGCGCGCCTGCTTGGTTTTCAACAACCGTTTTCGCTAGGAGCCCTGAAATGCCCACGACCTACTACGTCACCCTCTCTGCGCCGTTCCTGGATTGCGGCGACTCCTCGCAGTTCGTCTGCGAACTCGCCGACCTCAACGGTGCAACCGCGCTGGCTGCCATCGAGCAGCACGACGCCGACCTCGCCGGCCTGCCGGTTGAGGAGGCCGCCGGCTTCACGCTGCTGTCGTTCGTTGTTTCCGGGAACGAGGCGGTTGCCGTGGTCCGGACCGAAGGACTTGGCCCGCGCGCCGAGGACAACTGCCTTTGCACCGCTCACTTTTCTACCCAAGGAGTCCTGAAATGCCCAAGCTGAACCTGTCCCTTGTCCAAGGCAACAACCTTTGCATGGTCGAAACCTCGACCGGCGTCCGCGTTGCCCAGGTCTTCGTGTCCGACGAAATCCCCGCTCCGGCGGAGGTCGCTGCGCTGTTTGCCGCGGCTCCGGCCCTCCTGTCCGGCATGGAGTCGATTCATGCCTGGTGCTATCCGGAGGCCGAAACGATGCCGGCGGACGCGCTCGCTCGCTGCGAGTGGTATGCGCGCCGGCTTTCCCTGATTGCCAACGCGGCCACGTCCGCCATCGCTGCGGCTCGGGGTGCGGCATGAAGCCCGCGGCATACCCGGTGCCCGGCGTGATGCTCACCGCGCTCCGTGACCGGTTCGGCCATGCGGCCCTGCAACGGATGATTTCGGCCGAGGTCGTCGCGCACCCCCGCGGCATCATGCGCATGCAGGCGGTCGCCAACTTGTGGGACCGGCATATCGTTGCCGCGCCCTCCGTCGAAAGGAGCGCGTGATGCCTTCGTTCGAGGTTAACTTCGAAGTGTTCTGTGCCAAGTGCGGCGCCGGCATCTGTAACCTTGCCGACGGCCGCAACTCCCGTGGTCGGGGCGAGCCGCAGGTAACGGTCGCCCCCTGCGAAAATTGCCTCGATGCGGCGCGCTCGGAAGGCGCCGACGAAAAGGAGAGTGAAAAGGACGCCGAAATCGCCGCGCTCGAAGACTCTCACGCCGACGAAGTGCGTGCTTTGTCCGATACCATCGACGCGCTGCGGATCGAGCTTGCTGATGCGAGGGCTTTGGCATGACCGCCGCCCTGGTGAAGTCCGTCTCCATCGACAACCTGCTCAACCAGCGCGCGGCCGTTCTCGACCGCCTGGCCGCGGTCAGGGTCGCCCTCCTCGAAATCGACGCTCTCGCTGCCGCCATCGAAGCCGAGGCGCCGCGGCGGTCGTTCTACTGGTCCGCCTCGGGTGCCCTGGTCAATTCCCGGGGCGACGCCTACAAGCTCCGCATCACCAGCGACGATGGCATTGCCGCCGCCACGGTTGAGTTCGACCGCATGGCCTGGCGCCACCTGATGCACGCCTCGGGGCTCCGCTCGCTTATGGACGCGACCGCCCGCGAGAAGTGGGAAAAGTCTCTCGACGGCGGCGACTTCCCGCCGCTCACCCGCGAGAACATCGAGGCCACATTCGCTCGCCTGTACGACGCCCGGGGCGATATGTTCGAGCGCGGGGTGATCGAGGTCTTCCGCCGGCTGTCCTGGTGCTACAAGACCAACCTGCCGCACAAGTTCGGCAAGCGCATCATCTTGACCGGCATCACTGGCACCTACGGCAACCGCTCTTGCGACTACCTCGACGACCTGGTTCGCGTGCTCCATGTGCTCGACGGCAAGCCGGAGCCGGATCATCGGCAGGGCACTTATGCCGTGCTCTCCGCGGCCGGGCTCACGTACCAGGACCGCCGGGGCGTCGCCGAAACCGAGTATTACTCGATCCGCACGTTCAAGAACTTCTCCGGCCATGTCACGTTCAAGCGGCTCGACCTGATCGAGCAAATGAACCGGATCATCGCCCGGCACTACCCGGGCGCGCTGCCGCCGCCGACGCGCTCCGCCTAGTCGAGTCCCTCGCCCAGGCAGTTCGGGCAACCATAGGCGTCGTCGGTTTCCATTTCGTACCCGCAGCGCGGGCAGGCCGGCGCCTGGGGCTCGAACGGCACGGGCTTGAGGTATTTTGGCAGGTAGAGCGGGTGACACGGCTGCCCGTTCCGCGTGATGCGCAGGCTGTGCAACCCTGGGATCATCTTCACCATTTCGGCGGCCCGGCCGCGGTGCGCTCCGTGCTCGCCCCATCCGGCGACTATCAACCCGGCGCCCGCGGCGACCCGCTTGATGTGCGCGTCGTTGTCGGCGCCGACCGGGTCCGCCTGGGCTTTCATGTATCGCGGGTCCGTTGCCCGGAACGCGAAAATGTTCGTCATGCAGAAGGCGCCGAATCCCCAGGCTTTTGCGTAGGCGATGCAGCGGCGCACGGTCGGGTCGTCTTGCACTTCGTCGGCGGTGCTCGGGTTGAGGCAAATGAACTGGCAATACCCGTCGCCGCCGATCCACTCGCGCCATAGGGTGTAACGATAGGCCCGGCTGAGCGAGAACGTCGCCACGGGCTCATTTGGCCTGGTCACGGTCAATTCCTCACCGCTCTGCCGATTGCCTGCGTGCCTGGTGGCGTCGGAATCTTCATGGTCGATATCACGTTGTTTTCGCACGCCGGGCTCGCTGCTCGGTGGTCGTCATAAACGGCGCCCGCCGCCCGGTATAACCAGGCGCCGACTGGCTCAATCACGCTGCGCTCCTCGACGACGACGGGCCGGTCGACGATCTTGCACTCGCCGCACGTATAGAGCACCTCGATGGTCGGCTTGTCGCCTGGGGTGGCGGCGCCGGTCGCGCTCATGACCTCGCCTTTGCGATGGCGGCGTCCAGCTTGGCGCAGGCGTCCCGCATTTCAACGATTCGCGGCTGAGTGAAATAGTCTTCGAGCGGCATTCGGTTTAGCGTCAAAACACTCCGCGCCGTCTCGGCTGCCGCCAGCAGGTCGTTGCGCTGCTGAATCAATGGTTCGGTGATCTTCCGCAAGGCTGTATCGTCATGGGGGAGGGCGAATGCCTTTTCTAGTTCGTGATGCGTAGTGTCTGTGTGCTGCATTCTTGGATCATTGAGGCAGCTATGTATTCCCTCCCGCAACTGCTGAATGTGCCGGTCTTTGGCGGCGAGTTCACCGAACATAGCTTCCTGTGTAGTCCGGTAGTCTCGGCAGACGCCGTTGAGCCTTTCGTTTTCCGCTGTCATGGCGGCGAGTTGTTCCTTCATCTCCTCGTCCTCGGAATCCGCAAAGGCTTGTGCAATAGCCAATTCATGGCGCAGGGCTTCGACTTCGCAATCCTTGCAATCATCGTGAGGCGAGTCTTTGTGATGCGGGCAGTTCGGCTCGGTCGCGCTCTCGCCGCGGGCCTGGCGGCGAAGTTCCTCGTTGCGCTCGGCGCAGATCGACTCATAGTCTTCCATGTCGCTCATTTCTCGCTCCTCCTCTCCGCCTGCCCAACGGTGCCATGCAGGGGACCGCTTTGCGACCCCTGATGTTCGGTGTTAGCCGTCAGGTGCGCGTCCAGCTTGTCTCGATCAACAAAGCACTGTTTCCGGAAACGATAGTGTTCGTCCTTCCCGATAATTCCGAGTTTGGCCATCAACCAAGCCTCATCGGACATATGTAGCTCGATCAACGCCCCGAGTCGTGCGCTTTCCCTGTCTCTAGCCGCCTTTGCGTCTTCGATGGCTACCCCGCGCAACATTCGCAAAATCCAGTTTCTCATCTTCTTCACCTTTCCTTTCAGCTTACGGCTAACCCATCATTCCACCGGACGGCCTTCGGCCGCGCGGTGAATTCCGGCGTTCGCCGTCATGCGCTCGTTGCCGCGGCGGTGCCCGTCGCGCAGCATGATGAACTCAAGCAGCAGCAGCGCATCGGCCTCGTTGTCGTCGCCGGGGTTGTATCCGCGGCGCCTGGCCTCCGCGATCATTGCGTCTTTGTCGGCGTTGCCCTTGCCGGTCGCAGCCTTTTTGATCGTGCCGACCGGGATTCCCTGGTATGGGATGCGCCGCTCCTCGCACCAGCTTGTCAGGTGCGCCATGAGCCCGCCATAAATGTGCGCCGCGTCGGTGCCGCGGTGCCCGCGAACCTCCTCGAAATAGACCTGGCCGATATCGCCGGTGCAGGCGATCACGTCGTCTAGCCAGCGTCGGAATCGCAGGTATCGCATGCCGCCGCCCTCGTACCGTTGCGGCGAGAAGTTCGATATGCCGCTCTCGACCCGCTTGCTCGCCATCATCACCGCCCATCCGGTCGTCGTTCCGAGGTCGAGGGCGAGGACGGAGGCCCGCCGCGCTGGCGCCGCTCCCATTCCCTCAAGATCGCCGCTTCGAGGCTCGCTCGCGCCGCCTTGCCGCGCACCTTCTCGATTTCGTCCAGCCAGGCCCGCCGCGCCTCCTGCGTCGGTCGCTTGAGCACCGCCCTGGCTTCGCACTCCTGTCTCCATTCCTCGGTCCACGTGAATCCCCTTTCGATGTTCGGTTGCGTCAGCGGCCCGGTCATTCATCCGGGCCGATCCTGCACGCGACGGTGCCGCCGATCTGCGCCGCCATAGCGTTGAGCATGTCGTCGCCCGGGTTCTCAACCCGAACCGTGAGCACGACCGTCTTCACGGCCGTTCCTGGTGCCTTGCCGGCTTTGAATATCCTCATGCCTTCCAACTCCGCGACCCCTTCCCACGCTTGCGCTGCTGCTGCGTTCATGCTCCTCCCTCCTGTAGATCGGTTTCCCTCGGTTTGAAAAGATTTGGCATCCGGCTCCGCAGGCTCGCGCATCGCTCCCGGGCGACCTCGACCGGCGTCGCCTCCATGCGCGGCGCCGGCAGCGCCAACTGCCGCGGCGGGATGGTCGCCGGGAGGCGGCCGGCGGCGATGCCGTCTTCCGCCCGCTTCAATGCGTGTATCCAGCGCGCCTTGCTCTGCGCGTAGCTGAACTGGAACAGGTCGCGCCCCATGTCCGCCGCTGCGTAGAAGATCGCCGGGTTGCTCCAGTCCTCGGGGTCGCCGCGGTCCCTGGCGCGCATTTGCACCTGGGCTTCGGCGTGCGCAAGCTCGGGGTGTATCGGCGGCCGGCATAGGCCGATGAACTCCGGCAGCGTCGGCGGCCATTCGAGGCGCCGGCATCCTTCCATGCCGCGGCGCAGTTCGGCCTCGGTGAAGCCGTGAAGCTCCGCGGCCCAGGCGGCGACTACCCTGGGGGCGGCGACCCCGTTAAAAGTCCGGTCCATCTTCGTCGCGCCGAACCTGGCGACGCACCATTCGAGGAACCCCTGGATTGCCTGGTTGATCGCGTTATCCATCGAGCGTCACTCCTCCGCCGCGCATGGCGGCGAGTTGGGTTGAGAATGAATCCGTGCCGGTTGCCGGGTTTCCGACCATGGATTTCTGCATCCACTCCGCCTTGAACCCGCCCCATCCGTTCTCGCAGCAGGTCTGGATTGCCTTTTGCAGGCTCACCCCGGCCTTTTCCGCCTCGCGCTCGACCCCCTTGAATGCCGTCTCTGTGGGGGCAAGGTCTTTCGCTTTCCGGGTTTTTATCCAATCGCGTGCGGTCTGCTCCTCGACCCCTTTGCTGACCAGGTATCGAACCGGGTCGAACGCTTTTGGCTTTTCCGCCTCCGGTGCCTTTGTCGTCAGCAGGTCGGGTTGTTGTTGCGTCTCCTGCCCGGGGGTTTGCCCGGTATGTATTTCATGTTTACTCCTCTCCACTCCACTCCTCTCCTCTCCTCTCCTCTCCTCTCCAGAGCGTTTTCCGGTGGAATTTTGGGAATTTCCAGCGGAATTTTCTTTTTTTCCAGCGGAATTAGTGGAATTTCCAGCGGAACGCTTGTGGCTTTCCTTGGCTGGCCTGCTGCAAAACTCCTCGAATAAGGGGGGCAAAATCTCGGGTTTTCCGTCCTTTTTCCGGGCGTGATTCTCTTTGCGGATTCGGTCGCATTCCTTGTGCCAGCGGGCCTTCAACCTCTCTGCCCATGCCTCCATTACGACCTCCGCGACGACCGGGTGATAGAGGCGCCCGTCGCTGCATAGAACCCACCCGCGGAGCACGGTGTCCTGTACCTCGTCCCATCGCTGTGGATAACATCCTGCCGCGTCGGCTAGAACGTCCGGGTCATACTCGATGCTGCCGGCCGGCTTTTCCTGCCATGCGCGCATCCATAGATTGACCATGTAGAACCCCAATTCCGGTGTTCGCTTGCAGGTCAGCCAGGCCTTCGAGTTCCGCAACCTGTTGATTTGCAGCGGCATGTAGTTGAGGCCGTCCATGTCCGCCTCTGGCGGCGTGAGCGGATCGGGCAGGCCGGTCCGGTCGTCGGTGCTCATGCTTTCCTCCTGTCGCCCTGAAACTTTCCGGCGGAATTTCCCGTTTTTCCGGCGGAATTTCGTGATTTTCCAGCGGAGGGGTGATGCCTTTCCGCCGGCCTTCCGTTGGTTGTCATAGCTTTTCCTTGAGCACGCGCTGGAGGCTGTCGACGTATTCCGTCGGAAATATCTCGAGCCCCAATGCCTGGGTGATTTGGCAAAGGCGCCGGAGGTCGCCGCCGAGCAACTTCGATAGCTGGCCGTCGCTGACGCCTACTTCATCGGCCAGGGCTGCCCGCTTGTCGCCCTGCGCGAGAGCCGCTTTAATCCTGGCGAGCGACCGCTCGGATGCCTCTTGTTCCAGCATCTTTCCTGTTCTTTCAACCATTTGCGTGCTCAGCTATTGGTGCCGGCAAGCTCCGAGCATCCTGGGTTGCCGCACTCGTCGGCGAAACTCTGGCGCAGTACCGGGTCCGCCTTGAGGTCATCGAGGCTTGCGACTCCGAAATAGTCCAGGGCTTCGGCGATGGATACGGCACCCTCCGACGCGGCGACCATTTGCTTGAGTAGGTCGTCGCCGGGCCGCTTGCGGGGCTTGCCGTCTTTGGTCGAGAAGAAGCCGACTAGCAGGTAGTCGACGGACGTCCCGGCTCGGTCGGCGAAAACCTTGCGGGCCTCTTTGTCCAGGCCCATGAAGAAGTCTCTGAAGTTCATTGTGGTGGTCCTTGTTTTGTGCCTCGGGGTATCCGTTGCAAATTTATATTATCTGAACGGTTATATGTTTGTCTAGGGGGTCATGGAGTTTTTTTACTTGAGGGGTATACTTGCCCCAGAGGAGTTCGAAATGAAAAACGCAGTCGCGTCTATAAAAACCGACGACATTCGCCGGTGGAACGCTCGCGCCCTGGCTGATAAGCTCGGCGGCGTCTCCCGGTTCGCTGAAAAGCTCGGTCGGGCGCAGGCCCAAATGTCCCATATCATCGGGAAGAACCCGGTGAAGATGATCGAATCGAAGCAGGCCCGGCATATCGAGTCCGCCTGCGGTATGGTCGAGGGCTGGCTTGATGTTCCGCACGTCACCGATTGGCTCGCCATCGAGCGCCGGGATTGGGCTGCCGCCCTTCGCGCGTTCCTGGCGTCCAACGGCATCACGGTCGAAAGCTCGGAGCCCGAATCGCTGCCCGAGGTCGAGGTGATGACCCTGTTCCGGTCCATGTCGGTGACCAACCGGCGGAAGCTGATCGACATTGCCCGGGTGCTGTCGTCGCCCAATGGCCGCGGCGATCACCAGTAATCCGTTGCCGGTGGCGTCGCCCGGCGCCCTGGTGTCGGTGCTGTTCCCTCGCTCGGGGTCCGCGTCGTATCCTGCCGCGCTGGCGGTCGCTGCCGGTGCCGAGCGGCGGGTTGACGTCGGGGTCGGTCGGCGCGCTGCGCACCTGGCCGAGTTCGGCCGGTCGCCTGGGCAGGCCTCGCTTGCGGTCGCGCTCCTCGGGTATGTCGCCGCCTGGCGCGGGTGCGTGGTGTTCGCGTCGGGGCGGCCGGTCGGCTCCGCCTACGGGGTCCGCGAGAACTTGGAGCGGGTGCTCTGCTGCTACATCGAGGCCGGCGCCGTGCCCGACCGTGAGGCGCATTGCCTGGCCGTCGTTCTCCGGCCCTATGGCGACGCGGCACCGCTGTTCGCCGTCGATCCGGTCCCCGTGCCCTGTCGCCATGTTCTCCGCGTGTTTCCGGCCGTTCTCGATCCATTGCATCCGTCGTCGGTCACCGCCCAGGTGATGGCGAAATCTGTCGCCGCCGGGTGCGATTTCTGCCCGCTGTTCCGCCCCCCGGAGCCTGCAATCCCGCATCACCACTCGCTTCCCGCCTGATTTATCCCCTCTGTAAAAAAATTATCTTCAGGGTATTGCATTCGCTTTTTTTTCGTGGTCAAATTATCTCGTCGGTTATGTAGTTCCCATCAACGGTAATTTGGAGGATTCACCATGAAACAAGGTCGCTCCCTGGTCGAACTGGCCCAAGAACTGTCCCGCCGCGTCACCGCGAAGTCGGATTTCGTTGCGGACACCCGCTCCCTGTCGCTGTCCGCCGATGCCACCACCCTGGCGGCGGAGGATTCCGCTTATCCCATCACCCCGCTAGTCCATCGCCAGATCGGCGCCTGGGCGAACGTGCCGGCGAAATACTACGACCGCATGCAGGCCGAGGCGCCCGAACTGCTGTCGCGCAACATCAACCACTGGCTGACGGCGGCCAAGGACGTGCGCCGCATGATCCGCACCCTCGACGGCAACGCTCGCGCGTTCCTGTCGGACCGCTATCGTCGCATTGACAACGAGCAGGTCGCCGAGGCGGTGCTGCCGCTGCTGCTCGGTGCCGGCCCGGATATCCGCGTCGAGTCCTGCGAAGTCACCGAGTCGAAGCTGTACCTGAAAGCGGTCTTCCCTCGCATCGAGGGCGAAGTGAAGCGCGGCGACGCGGTGCAGTCCGGCATCGTGATTTCCAACTCCGAGGTCGGCTTGGGCTCGCTGTCGGTCCAGCCGCTGATCTTCCGCCTGGTCTGCACGAACGGCATGGTGTTGCCCGATTCCGGCTTGTCCCGCTATCACGTCGGCGGCAAGGTCGGCGACGGCGCCAACATCGAGGCGTTGCTGCGCGACGAAACCAAGGCGGCCGACGACCGCGCGCTGATGCTCAAGCTCACCGACGTGGTGCGCGCCTCTCTGGACCAGGTTCAGTTCAATTCCCACCTGGCCCGGATGCGCGTCGCCACCGAGGGCGAAACGGTCGCCCGTCCGGTGCAGGCCGTCGAGCAACTCTCCAAGGCTTTCACCTTCTCCTCGGGCGAGCAGGATTCGATTCTGAATAACCTGATCCGCGGACAGGACTTCTCCCGGTGGGGCATGTTGAATGCCGTCACGGCGGTTGCCAACGATCACCCCTCGTATGACCGGGCGACTGAGCTTGAGGAAATCGGCGGTCGCATCCTGAACCTGGCCGCCAACGATTGGCGGGTTGTCGCCGAGGCGGCCTGATATGCCGGCCAAGGATGGCCGCCCCTATTCCACCGAGGACGAGCTTGCCTTTATCGGCGACCTCGGCCGCGGTGGGGTTCCCGGGGTGTCTCGCATCGACCTGCTCAAGTCCTATCGGGCCGCGGCGTCGCGCCGCACCCGGTGGGGTCATGTTTGCCGTGGGACCGTGCTCAAGGCTGTCGACCACGCGCTGTCGGTCGAGTCGAGTTGGTCCGTATCCAATCGGGTGAAAAAATGATCGACCGCACTCGCGCCTGGTTTGCCGGGCGAATCCTTCCGCTCCGCCTCCGCCACGGCATGTTTTGGAGCTCGACTATTCCGTCGCCGCGCGACCTGGCGCGGCAGTTCGGCGCGCTCGTTGCGGCCTTGGCGGTTGTCCTGCTGCTGCTCGTGATCTATGCCGTCGCCGACCTGATTTCGCGCAATGGCGACCTGGCCGCGCAGGCGGCCCAGGCCGAGGGGGCGGCGGTTCGGTCTTCCGCAATGCTGGCCGACTGTCTGAACGGCCGCGCCCGGTTTCTGCATCCCAACAACTCCGGCCGCGGTCACGGCATGACCGCTGTTGTCTGCGAGCCGGCCTATTCCGTCGAAATCTAGGAGGCCCAATTGAACGCTCCCCATACCCCGAACATCGCCGAGGCCCATAAGACGGGCATTGGCGGTTCCGAAGTCGCCACCATCCTCGGCATCAACCCGTTTTGCACCCCGTTCCAGCTTTTCCTTGAAAAGACCGGCCGGCTGCCCGCGTTCGAAGGCAACGAGCATACCCGGGCCGGCAAGGTCATGGAGCAGGTGATTGGCGTGATGTATGCCGAGCGCGCCGGCGTCAAGCTCCGCCGGATCAACCGCACGCTGCGCCACCCGAAATTCCCCTGGCTGATTGCCCATATCGACCGCGATGTGGTCGGCGAACCCAAGGGCGTCGAAATCAAGAACTGCTCTCCCCGCGTCGCGCACTATTGGGGCAAGGATGGCGACCCGGACGGCGTTGCCGAGTATTACATACCGCAACCGCATCACTACATGCTGATGCTCGACTATCCGGTGTTTGATGTTGCCGCCTACTTCGGCGGGTCCGACCTGCGCGTGTATCCGCTGGAGCGCGACCGCGAAATGGACGACATTATCGTCGCCGCGACGCACGATTTCTGGCACGAAAACATCTTGAAGGACGTGCCGCCGGAACCGTCCTGGGAGCATCGCACCACGTCGGCGGTGCTGTCGCAACTCTATCCGGGCACCAGTGGCGAAACGGTCGAGGCCGACGAGGCGATTCTCGCCTGGGCAAAGGTTGCCCGCGAGGCCGCGGCGAAGGCGGCCGAATATGAGTCCGTCGCCAGCACCGCCAAGGCCCACATGCTGCATTTCATGGGCGAGGCTGCCGTGCTCAAGCTGGACGGCAATTCCGTCTTCCGCCGCAAGGCGGTCACCCGCAAGGGATACACCGTCGCCGACTCGTCGTATATCGACGCGCGCTTCACTTCCACCAAACCCGCCAAGGAGGCTTAAATCGTGTCATCCACCCGTGTCTATCACCTTGAGGATTCCGGTCGCCGGGTTCTCGTTCGTGCCGTGTCGTCGGCGCAGGCAACGTCGTTCGTCGCGCGCTCGCGCTTCCCGTGTCGCGTTGCGACGCAGGGCGATATGGAGGCCGTTCTGTCCGGTGGCGGTCGCGTCCATGACGCCACCGACCCGGAGGCGGTCCTGCCGGCGGTCACGGCGCCTTCCGTCGCCCCCTCCGAGCCCGTCTCGGTCGTCGCGCCGGTGGCGTCCGTCGCCCTGGTCGGCGTGTCGTCTGTCGATGATGTGCTCCGCCACCTGGCGCCGGCTCCGGTCGCCGCTGCTCTCGGTGTCGCGCCTGCTGCCGGTGCCGGCGAAGTCGCCGACGCCACCCACTTCACCAAAACCCAAGGAGAACCCGCATGAACGCTCCCAACGCACCCGCCCCCGGAACCCTGCCCGCTTTGCAGGTCGCCGGGGCCATGACCGCCGGTTTCGGGTCTACCGAAATGACCGCCGGCATCGAGTCCGCCTCCTCGGCGGTTGCCGCCCAGGCTCGCGCGGTTGTCGAGGCCCGCTACATCATGGCCCTGCGCCGCCCGCGGTCCTGGGACGATGTTCGCGCCCAACTGATCCGCGAGTGCCGCCGGCCGACGTTCGCTCACAACAAGTCGGCGTTTTACCGCAAGCCCATCGGCGAGGGCGTCGAGGGGCTCGGCATCCGGTTCGTCGAGGTCGCGCTCCGCTGCATGACGAACGTCCTGGTCGAGTCGTCGCTGGTCTTCGAGGATGCCGGCAAGGAAATCCATCGCGTCACCGTGACCGACCTCGAATCCAACCTCACCTATCCGCTCGACGTGCGCGTGACCAAGACGGTCGAGCGGTCGAAGCCGATGGACGACGGGTCTTATATCTCCGTCCGGATCAACTCGTACAAGAAGCCCGTCTATACCGTGCCGGCGAACGACGACGACCTGCTGAACAAGCGCGGCGCCCTTATCTCGAAGGCGATCCGCACGCTCGGGTTGCGCGTTATCCCGGGCGACCTGCAAGACGAGTGCGAGGAAATCATCAAGTCGATCCGCATGGACGAGGCCGCCCGCGACCCCGATGCCGAGCGCAAGCGCATCGCGGACGCCTTCGGTGAAATCGGCGTCAAACCGTCGGCGCTGGCCGAGTACCTTGGGCATGACCTCGGTTCGTGCTCTCCGGCCGAGTTGGTCAATCTGCGCGGCTTGTATGGCGCGATCAAGGACGGCGAGGCGACCTGGGCGTCCGTGATGGACAACAAGGCGGCGAACGGTGGCGAGGTTCCGGCTCCGGCCGGCGGTGCCGCCCCTGGTGCCGCGGGCGACGCCTCCGGTGCTCCCGCTGGCCGCACGGCGGGCGTGAAGGAGCGCGCCAAGGCTGCCGCATCGTCACGCGCTCCGGCTGCCGGTGCCGCGGCTCAGACGGCCGCCGGTGCCTCGAACGGTTCGGCGCCGGTGGTGTCGTTCGCGCAGGTCGAGGAAGGCTTGCAGAAGGCCGCCACGGTCGATGCGCTGGACGAAGCGGCGAGCCTGATTGCCGCGGTCGGCGATGCCGGCCAGCAAACCGAACTCACCGAAATTTACCGCACCCGCCGCGCGTCTCTGGCGGCCGAGTAATGACTACGGGGCAAGACGTGGTGATGCGACGGAAGCGGGCCGAGTCCGGCCGGATCGGATTCCCCCTGTCGCTATAGACGCTGAGCCCAACCCCCACCCTCGAAAGGAAAAAAATGTTCTCCCTTGAACGCTCGCAAATGAAGTTGATCGACGTCAATCCGCGCTCGGAAATCCACGGCGAGGAGCATAAGACCGCCGCCGATCTGAAATTCGAGTTGAAGTGCTCGAACGATATCCTGTCCGAGTTCCATCCCCTGCTCAAGTCGTCGCTGTTCGGTCCTGCCGACGGCCCGCAGGGCGATCTGCTGCCGTCCGATGCCGGGCACTTCCCGTCGCTCCGCTTTCCGCTCATGGGCCCGATCAAGTGGGGCAAGGACTTCCAGGGCTATACCGTCCGCATCCATTGGGGCATGTCCGGCAAGGACGATATCGTGCTCGATACCTGCGCCGTCGACGGGTTCCGCTTCGAGTGCCTCGACGGCGGGACGGTGGTCGTTCGCTTCCGCGTGCAGGCGCACCCCGAACCGGTGCCGCTCGGTCGCCTTTGCTCGCTTATCCAGCAGGCCGTCGAGGTGTCGCTTGAGCCTCCGCCCGAGTCCGGGGAGGGTTGATCGTGGCGAACGACCTCAACCAGTGCAACTTCATCGGCCGGCTTGGTGCCGACCCGGAAATGCGCTACATGCCGAGCGGCGATGCCGTCGCGTCGTTCCGCCTGGCGGTCGGCTGGAAGACCAAGGAAAAGGAAGGCACCGAATGGGTGCCCGTGACGGCCTTTGGCAAGCTCGGCGAAATCTGCGGCCAGTACTTGAAGAAGGGCGCGCAGGTCTTCGTGTCCTGCCGGGCTCGCACCGAGGAGTACGAAAAAGGCGGCGAGAAACGCTACATCACCAAGTTCGTCGCCGACACCATGCAAATGCTCGGGTCGCGCGGTGATGGCGCCGGTGCCGGCTCGGGTAGTTCCGCGCCGGCGTCCCGTCCGTCGGCTCGCCCGGCTCCGCCGCCTGGCGACGACGACCTGCCGTTTTGACATGAACACCCGCGGTTCCTCCCCGCGGCTGCCGGCGAGCCTGTCGCCGTTTTCCCCGACGACGCCTGGCCCGGGCGTGACCGCAAGGTCGAACAGGTAGGGCACCAATTCTTTTCAATGAGGTGCCGTCAATGAGCAATCTATTTCTTGGGATCGTTAAAGTCACGAAGACGGTTCGCATCCCTATTGCCGCCGAAAATATAGAGCAAGCGGAAGCGTTTATGCGGTCCCCTGAAAGAAAATGGATTGGCGACGGGGGGCTGGACGTAAAGGGGACGCTGGAGGTGGTTCGCGTTACACATGTCACCGACCCAAATGAGTGCCGAGGGTTTGACTCTGATGTGCTTTGCTGGTGGGCCGGCGCCCCCAAAGACGACGACGAATTTACTCTTAGTGATGCATATTTCAGAGAGCGACTTGTCGCGTGCTTTCACCCCGAGTTAACTGAAATATCCCAAGAACAGGCGGATCAATTCTGGCGCGACTACGAACAAGAAAAAGAACGGTCAAGCAGAGAATTTCATTCGGCCATCGAACATTTTTGCGAAGGTGCCGGGGTTCCCCGTGGCTGACAACTCGAAAATCGAATGGACCGAAGCGACCTGGAACCCCATCACCGGGTGTTCGGTCGTCTCCGCCGGCTGCCGGCATTGCTATGCCATGAAGCTCGCCGGCACCCGCTTGCAACATCACCCGTCGCGCGCCGGGCTCACGGTGGAATCTGCCGCCGGTCCGGTCTGGAACGGCCAAGTCCGCTTCAATGAGGAATGGTTGCGCCAGCCGCTGCAATGGCGCCGGCCGCGGAAAATCTTTGTCTGCGCTCACGGCGACCTGTTCCATGAGTCGGTGCCGGACGAGTGGATTGATCGGGTGTTCGGCGTGATGGCCGTCGCCAAGCACCACACCTTCCAAGTGCTCACGAAGCGCGCCGGCCGGATGCGCGACTACGTTGCCGGGCTAGGCAACGCTTTCCCCCGGCTTGAGCGCGGCGCCCGCCTGGTCGGCTACACGCTGAACTTCGAGGGGTTGCCGATGGTGCGGTTCCCGCTGCCGAATGTATGGCTCGGCGTCTCCGTCGAAGACCAGGCCGCGGCCGACGCGCGCATTCCGCTGCTGCTGCAAACTCCGGCCGCCGTGCGCTGGATCAGCGCGGAGCCTTTGCTCGGGGCGGTCGATCTTCCGGGGTTGTTTTTTTACGGGGTCGAGCGCAATGGTGGTGTCGTCCCGTTGCGCGAAAAAGGACACCCACAACTTGATTGGGTCGTCGTCGGCGGCGAGTCCGGCACCAACGCGCGGCCGATGCATCGGGCCTGGGCTCGCTCGCTGCGCGATCAATGCGCCGCTGCCGGGGTGCCGTTCCTGTTCAAACAATGGGGCGAGTGGGCTCCGGCCGCCAACCCCAACCGAATCGACTTCGAGCGCGTCGGCAAGCGTGCCGCCGGTCGTCTCCTCGATGGCGTCCAGCATGACGGGTATCCGGAGGCCCGGCCATGAGCGACCAGCACACAAAAGAGCCGTGGTCGATTAACGAATGGCCGCAGCAAGATACCAGCATCGGGATTGGTGCCGTGGGGACACCGATCATTGCGCGGGTCGCCTTGCGCGACGTGTCGATCAACGAGCAGAGAGCCAACGCCCACCGGATCATAGCTTGCGTGAATGCCTGCGCCGGGATCCCGACGGTGGCGCTCGTGGCCGAAAAATACATCCAGACCGCCAGCTACCGCATGAGGCAAAGCGCAGAGCAGCAGCGCGACGAACTCTTGGCGGCGCTGGAAACTCTGCGGCCCCGCGTAATTGATGAATACGACAGGCTGTTTATCTCTGGCGCCATCGCCAAGGTGAAGCCATGAACGACAGATACCGGATCCCCGAGTTCCTGCGGACGCCAAAGCCATTCGTTCGCGTACCGATCGAGCGGCCGATACTGTTCTCGGCGCCGATGGTCCGCGCGCTGCTGGCCGGGGCGAAGACGCAGACGCGGCGCGTGGTGAAGCCGCAGCCGGTTGGCAACGCCGACGTGCAGTTTCGCGTCGCTGCTGCCGTCACGCTTGCGCCGGATGGCAAGCAACTGCGCTGCCCCTACGGCCAGCCCGGCGACCGGCTTTGGGTGCGCGAGCAGTTCAGCGGCCCTCACTATCAAGATGCGTTCCCGCCGTCGTTGTGGCATGAAATGGACCCGTTGTGGTATTGGGCGGACGGGAACCCCGGCTCCGGCGATTGGACTAGGCCGCGCCCGTCCATCCACATGCCCAGGTGGGCCTCGCGCATCCTGCTGGAAATCGTCTCCGTCCGCGTCGTGCGGTTGCAAAGCATCCCCCGGGGCGACGCGATGGCCGAGGGCTGCCCGTTCCCGAATATGGTCGCCGGTCCCGACCCGCGGGAGTGGTTCTCGGGGCTATGGCGGGAAATCAACGGGCCGGACTCATGGGGCGCGAATCCCTGGGTGTGGGTTGTCGAGTTCCGGAGGCTGCCGTGACCACGCCACACCAAGGCAGCACCCGCTTGCTTGCGAAGGCCACCGAGCTTCGCCGGCTCGCGCCGAACGTCCGCGACGCATTCAACCTGCGGATCAGCGCGGCGTTGATGGAGGAGGTTGCCGGCATCCTAGAAGAACTCGCGCCGCTCGACCCGGACATTGATTCGACTCCAGGGGAAAACTGAACCATGCCGCGCGCTGCCCGCCCCGTCACCGCTCGCGCCGTCGGGTCAATCGCCGGGTTCGCCGACGAGGCGATTGCCCGGTTGCTGATCGAGCGCGAGCGGTCGAGGCCTGCCCTGGTTGCCGTTCCTGCGGCCGATGTTGCCGGTTCTCCCGCTTCCATACCTGCCGGGTATAAACTCCCGGCCCATGATCCGCGCCGTTCTCTATCTCCGGTCGAGTAAGGACCGGGCCGACGTATCCATCGACGCTCAGCGCCGGGCCTTGCAGGAAATGGCCGAGGCGCGCGGTGTCGCCATCGTCGGCGAGTTCGCCGATGCGGTCGAATCCGGCAAGGACGACGACCGCCCGGGGTTCCAGAACCTGATCGCCGCTATCCGGTCGCCTTCCCGGGCCTGGGACCATATCCTGGTTCTGGACACCGCCCGCGTTGCCCGCCGGCGTGCCCTCGGCATCATCTTCGAGGAACACGAATGCAAGAAGCGCGGCGTGCGCATCCTGTATCGGTCGCTGCCTGAGTCCGACCCGATCACCGAAATGCTGCTCAAGTCCATCCTGCAAGCGATGGACGAATGGCACTCGTTGACGTCCCGGGTGAAGGGACTCGCCGGCATGTCGGAAAACGTCAAGCAGGGGTTCCGCGCCGGCGGTCGGGCTCCGCTCGGGTATGTGCTCGAATCAGTCGACACTGGCTCGGTGCGCGACGGGGCGCCGGTGCTCAAGTCTCGGCTTGCGCCTGGTCCTGATGCTCCGGCCGTCAAAGACTACCTCACCGCCCGCGCCGCCGGCATCCCTCGTTCGCGCGCCCTGGCGTCGTCGGGGCTGTCTTCGCCGGTGTCGTCGCTGGTATCTCTCGAGCAAAACGCTCTCACGTACGCTGGCGCGACGGTCTGGAACCGGCACGCCGAACGGGTCGATGGCGGGTATGTCGGCGGCGCCAAGGTCCGCCCGCGGTCGGAATGGGTCATCCAGCGCGATACGCACCCTGCGCTCATTACCTGGGACCAGGCCGAGGCGATTCTCGCCGCTGCCGCCTCGAAATCGGGCCGCAGGGACGCGCGCAAGGACGGCCGGGTGTATCTCCTCGGCTCGCTGCTGTTCGACCCGACCGGCGCCCCCTGGCATGGTGACGCGGGGTCGTATCGGCTCGGGAAGGGTCCGCGGGTTGCCGCCGAGGCGGTCGAGTCTGCCGTCGTTGCCTTGACGGTCGCCGAGCTTCAATCCGAGGAGCGGGCCAAGGCCATCGCCGAGCACTATCGCCGGCTGTCGTCGCCCGGCCGAAATGGATCCAAAGAGGTTGCCGTTTCTCGGCGGAAGGTTGCCGATTTGGACAAGCGCATCGCTCGCCTGGTCGCCCTGGTGTCGCAAACCTCGGCGCCGGACGCGCTGCTGCGTCAGGTGGAGGCTATGGAAGCGGAGCGCGCGGCCCTGGTTGCCTCGGTCGATGCGTCGGCGTCGGAGGCGTCCGCGCTGCGGTCGCTGCGGTCTGTATCTGCGGCCGACGTGCGGCGTATGCTTGCCGGGCTTGCCGACGACCTGGCCGGCACCGATCCGGCCGCCCTGCGCGACGTTCTCGGCTTACTTGTCGAGCGGGTCGTTCTCGACCCGGCGACCTTCGAGGCGGTCGTTCATTTCCGCCTCGCCCCCGCTCAGAAAGCGGGGGTTGACTGGCGTCCCCACGGGGATTCGAATCAATCCCCGGTTTTCAGCTTCCGGTCTTCGGTCGCCGTTCGACACAACCGGCGGGCCGCTTAACCGATCAGGTGAAGGCGGCGCCTGGCTCGGGTTGAAAGGATGGCCGCGCGCGCTGCGGCTCGCTCGCTCGGGAAGGGGGCATAGCGGCGCAGGCGCAACGTCGCCACCCTGGCGCGCAGTATTCCGGACCTCATTGGCTCACCCACCCGCGGCGCCGGGCAAGGTCTTGCCATCCGGCAACGGTGTCCCGGCACGCTTTCCATCGGCCGGCGTTTTCGGCGAGGTTGTCGAGGGCGTCCCAGGCGCCAATAGGACCGGGGGTTTCGCCGGCTCCATCAGGCGTCCCGGTATCATTTCCGGCCGCTTCCCCGGTTCGGAGGGCAATGTCCCACAACCGAACAAAATCGCCAGTAAGAGTAGGACGGCGGCCGTCTCCATCACCTTGACTACCTGGCCCGGCCATCGCTCCGCCCGGGGCGCTCGCGCCCGGTTCCACGGTGCCCTCACACCCCACGACAAGCTGCGTCCCTCGCTTTCGTTCATCGCGCAATCTCCTCTCATAGTCCAGTTTCTGTCGGTCGTTCTCCGCCTGCTTTTTGCCGAGCACGTTGGCAACCGCTTCGTGGTCGCTTTTCGCCGTCTCGACGTCTTCCCGCAACCGCTCGATGCTCTGCTGTAGCTTCGCGCGCTCTTTCGCGTCGAATCGCCACTCTTGCACCTTGATGCCGGCAATGAACCCGGTGAGCAACACCAGGGCGATCAGCCCGACCCTCGCCAGTATCAAATTCATGTCCTGCTCCTCTCGCTCACGCTTCGCTTTCGCTCTGGCTCGCGCTGCCGATTAGCAGCGGTCCGGTTGCCAGCGGCGCATCGACGGGCCACCGGTATCCGATGGCGCGCTCGAACTTGAATGCCTTGATGCTCACGGTGTCGCCCTGGTTGCCGCCTAACACCAACAGGTCGCCGCTGGCGTCCCTGCCGACTACAAACCCGACGTGCGCTCCGCCTGGCCGGCTGAAAATGACGACGCACCCAGGCGCCGGTGCCGCCAGCCTGACGCCCCAATCGAGATAAGACCTTGCCGATTCGAAGCGGCTTGACTTGATGCCCGCGCGCTCTAGGCAGGCGCCAACGAAGGCCGCGCACCAAGGGGTTTCGTCGTCTTTGATGCCACCGCGCTTTATGTCCCGCCACATCGCCAAAATCTCCGGCGAGTGCTCCGCCCCCTTGACCTCGCCGAGCCCGATCATGCCGCGGCCGATAACGATCCAGAGCGGGTCGGTGTTCATGCCGGGTGCCCCTCGCTCCGGTCGGTTTCGCGCCGGCGGTGATTGACCTCCTGTCGCGTCATGGGTTCCGGCGGACGGTATCCGGGCCGGGCCGGGCAGTTGAGGCATACGCACTTGCGGCGGTTGGCAATGAAGCCAATGGCGACCCCGGCGAATGCTGTTGTCGTTCCGATGCTTCCGGCGTCAATTTCCGGTGCGCTCAGCGCGGCGGCGAAACTGCCGACGGCGACCAAGTAAAAGCTGATCCGGGTCGCCAGCGATGTTTTTCGGGTGCAGGCGTTGATGCCGCACAAGGCATACCAACACGAAATGCCGCATGCGACTGTGTTGATGATGATGAATAGACCGGCGGCGGTTGTCGGGCTCATTGGCTGGCGTCCTTGTTGCGCACGATCCCGGCCGGGTCGCGGCGGAAGATTTCGGAGAGGCGGAGCAAACCTGGGATCACGTTCATCGCGGTCAGCCCGAGGAGGAAGGCGGCGGCGTTTTCCATATGTGGGGTTGCCGGGATGCCGAGCCCGCCGGCAATCACGGGAATGGCAATCGGCGTCAGGTAACCCGCGCACGCGCTGCCGGATAGAACCGCCAGCACCATTTGCGTGCGGCTTAGTTCCTGCAAATACGCGAGGCTGATAACTCCTCCGGCGAAGCCAGCCACCAGCGCGGCATACTTAACACCGAGCACTCCGGCGGCGGTTGATGATGCTGGATCGGCCATGTCCATTCCCTTTTTAGATATGGTCGCCGTCAGGGTCGAACGGGTCGAGTAGCGGCTCGAACCACAACACCAGGGCAAGGCGCCAGCCGGTCGAATCTTTGTGGTGCCGCTTTAGCCTGGCGGTCACGGTGAGTTCCCTGGGTCGCTCCCACAACAACACCGTCATCACCAGCACGTTGACCACGAAATCCAGAACGTAACCCGCGGCCAACACCGGCGCACCGAGCGCGGCGGCCGTCTTCGATAGCTTGCCGGCCTTCTTTGCGCGGCTCAAGTTCATCACCGCGAGGTAGAACACCCATAGGGCATAGACCGTGAGCGCGGCGTAGATCGGCAACAGGGCGATGGTGCTCATGGCATCACTCCGGGATCGGCCAGAGGGCGGCCTGCTGCTGCCCTGAAAGAATCAGCGCCTCCGTCAATTCCGCCAGCGTCACGGCGACGACGGTGTTGTCGGCAAGGGTCCAGGTGATCGTCGGCACGCCCGCGGCTTGCAGGCCGATGATGGCCCGCGCCATCCTGGTCTGTGAGTCTTCGTCGCCGTCGAATGTCTTTCCGGTCGTTGTGGTGACGGTGATCGCTGCGACGGCCGCCGCGCGGGCGACCTTGGCCGCTTCCCGTGCGGGCGGCGCGAGGAAGGCCGCAACCTCTGCGGCTGTCGGCTCGCCGCCGATGGCATCGACAACGTACTGGCCGACCGTGTATCGCACCGCGTCGGGGTGTTGATCGGTTGCGGGGAAATTCGGCTCGCGTGAATAAACGCAACGAATAGTGCTCATGCCATGACCTCCTGTATCCGTAGAAAGCTCGCCATCACTCCGCCAAACAGGCGAGCACTTGATTGCCCATTAAATGTCGTTGTTCCGGCAGCGGATAGGCCGCCTCGGATTTTCATCGTGGTGGCCGATACCGTTCCTGCAACCATGAAGTGAGAAAGCAGCGCGTTGCACAGTGCTCCGGCCGTCGCCACCCTTGCGTTGTATGTGGTAGCCAGCGCGCCCGCAACGCTGTCCTGAAACAGCGAAACAATGAAGGCACTTGCCGTCGCATTACTGCTGGCATAGTTTCCTTGATGCGTGACGTGCAGCAAATTTGCTGCGGCCTGCGGGGTGATCGCCTGCGACATAAACTGGTCGCCCTCGGAGTTCTGATGAACCGTGTCGTCGATTGGGACTGTTGTTGTGCCGGTCGCAACAGCACCGTCGGCGTTGTATGCCACTTGCAGAACCGTGCCGGTCTTCGGCGTGGTCGCCGTGATCTGCACCTTGTTGGTCAAGGTCTGCGCCCACGTTCCTGCCGTGGTCTGCGTCGAGTCCATGTAGCTGACTTCGCGGATTGCCTTGCTGGTCTTCGCCGCCGTGGTGTAGATCGTATGAGCCGAATCGGCCGCGCCGGCGCCGCCTTCCGCCGTCGAGGAATACACCGCGCCTTCGTTGAGGCCGAGCAGGTGCTTGGTGCTGTTGTTCCACGAGTTGTAAAGCCCAAGCACCACCGTGCCGCCGTCATCGACCGCGACCGCCCGAATGCGCGATGCCTGCGCGGAGACTGTGCCGAGCGTCGATCCGCTGGAGGCGGTGACTGAAGTTGCTGCCGTGATCGCGCGCGAATAGAACCCGGCCGTCGCCAGCGTCGAGTCGCGGAACGTAGCGAAGACCGGTGCCGACGCCGACGGGTCCGCGCCCGACTTGTGCTTGATCGCGGCGGTGAGCGCGTTGGCACTGATCGACCATTCCACGTAACCGTTAATCAGCGGCAGGTCGAGATTCAGCGGAACGCTGGTCAAGGCCGACAGCGATGTAATGTCGGCGTTGGCGCCCGCTCCTGCGGCCACGGCACCCCCGGCGATGCCCACCGCACACTGTGAAATCGTCCATGCCGACTTGGTGCCGCTGCCGCCGACCGCCGTGATGTTCATCACCAGCGCCGTGCCGGCGTAGCTTGTGACCTGGCCGATCATCCAGTTCGTGGATGGCGCGGCGGTGTCGGCGATCACCAGGAACATGCCGCCGAGGAACGACTTGCCGGCGGTGACTGTGAAGGACTTGGCGCCCGTACCGATCAGCACCGACGACGCGCTGGTGTCGCTGGTGTCGTTCATGTTCATTGCCAGCGCGGCGGCATTGGCCTCCTCGGCGAAGCGCGGCAACTGCACCGTCAGAAAATCGTTGACCTCGGATTCGAAATTCGCCTGGTCGGCAATCGACGGGATATTGCTGAATGGGGTAATGGCGGGCATTTAGATTTCCTCAAGTTCCAGCCCGATCAGGGCTTGGTCCGGGTGGGACAAATTGATCGTGAATCGCTTGTAAATGCCGAGGATCAGCAGCGCCTCGAAATATCCGTGCGTGTCGTCGTCCAGGCCGCACCAAAGCGCAGGCACGGCATTCAAGTCTTCTCGCAGCGCGCGAATCTTGTTGACGCGCGACTTGTCCGCCCAAACCCTCTGGATCGTCTTCGGGATCGAGCGGCGTTGCAGTAGCTGCGCGGTGCCGTCGAACGCGCGATCTACCCGCGAGAAGTTCAGCACGTCGTCTTCGGCGTCGTATTCAATCGCGCCGATGTAGGATTGCAGCCCGACGACGCAACCGCCGCACTTCACCGTGCCGCTGCTCGAACTGATGGTGATGGTGATGACGCCGGTGGTGTATGGCGGCAAGTCGAACAGCACCATGCTTTTCTTTGCCGAGAACGGCTCGAAGAAATAGCTGTAGAAGTCGAAAACGTCGCGCGTGTTGAGGTCTTCGGTGTGACTGTAAACTTCCACGGCATCAACCGTCATCGCCACCACCACCGTCTCGGCTTCGAGGCCGACCAGGCCCAACGCATCAACGCGCGTCCCTGGCGTGAGCACAACGACCAGCGGCGAGGCCGCCTCGGTCTGCGTGTTGCGCAGCAGGTCAAACATGGCGTGCTGGTTTGTCGGTCCAACGTCGAGCCACCACACCGGCGGGTTGTCGGGGTCGCCCTGGGTGTCGAGCGTCGGGTCATGGTTGAGGTTCCCGGCCTGCAACGACTCATAAATCCGGTGCGTTGAGGCCAGATAGCGGCGGTCGCCGAGCGCGTAGGTGGTCCCCGAGTTCCATGCGGTTTCGCCGGTGTCCGGCTCCGGCACCGTGCTGCTGGTGAGCCGGCCGTCGGTTATTTCCAAGGGCGGAATGACGATCATGCTGCCTCCGTGAGCAACGAGTCGCCGTCGCGCGTGACTCGCACCAGCGTGTCGGACGTCTTGCGCGAGCTTCGGTCGATGCTTTCAATGGCTGAGTTGAGCTTGCCCATCAACTGACGCAGCGCGCGCAGTTCGACAACGGCCTGGCCGGACATGCGGTTCTCCGCGGCCGTTAGCACCGCCTCGCCTTTGTGCAGCAGCGCCGGGCCGGTGACTGGCACGTAATCCGTCCCCACGTCATAGCTCGGCATATTGGCCGCCGACAGCGGGATGCCGTTGGCGACGTAGCTCCGCGCGCGAACGAAGTCGGTCAGCGTGGCAAAGTAGTTTTCATTCATGGCCGCGAGCCGGCCCTTGATGCCGAGTTCGTTTTCGAGCGACTTGTAGTAGGCATCCATCGCCGGGGACAACGCAATGAGCGAACCGTACTGGTCCCACCCTGCCTTCGTGCTTGTGTCGATGCCATCGACCAGCGCGCGGAATCCTTCGCGCGACTCGGGGAATGCCACGTTTAGGTCGGCGAGCACCTTGCGCACCCGTGCGCTGGCGTCGTCAAACTTCTCCGTCTCGGAATAGAACAGGCTCTTGTATTGCTCGACGCCTCCCGCAAGCGCGCTGAATTTTTTGCTGCTGAACTTCCCGGTCGCCGAAAGCATGTCCTGCGCGAGCCGTTCGAGCACTTCGTCGCCGCGTATGGCGAGCAGTTGCGCCAAATCGGCGTAGCGTTCCTGGACCTTGCCGGCGGTCGTATCGAACAGGGTATCGACCCACCCGCCGATTGAATTGCTTATCCGGTTGAGCCGCTGCATCATCACGCCCGAGATTTCGCCCTGGGTGAATCCGTGCTCGACTTCCGCCTTGTATTGCACGGCCTTGGCAGCGGCGGCGATTTCTGCCGTGGTCATGTGCTCCGCCAGCACCTTGTCTAGCGCGGCGATGGGGTCGGCGATGCGGCTCTTGAGGCTTTCCGCGCTCTGATCGTTGCGTTTTAGGTGTTGTCCGATGGCAGTAACTTCGCCGAAAGGAGATTCGGCGCTGTACTGGTCCCAATACTTGCCGCCGGCGCCGCCGAGGTTGAAATTCTCCGGCCGGTTGAGCAGCGCCCATTCGATGGGCGCCGGCTTTTTGCTGCCGAACATATCGCCGAAGATCGAGGCGACGGCGATGCCGCCGGCGATCCATGGCGCGACAGTGGCGAGGCCGGACAAGGCGCTGGTTGCGCTCGCTGTCGCGCCGGCCGCTTCCAAGGTTGCCGCCGTGCCTGCCGCGCCGAAGACTGAATCTTGCGCCGCCAGCATGGCCGCCTGACTGAACCCCATGTTTCCGGCGGTCATGTATGCGCCAGTATTGACCGCTCCGGCCAGCATTCCGCCGCCGCCGGACAGCGCGCTATAGATGCTGCTGCCATTGGAAAGCAGATTGAGCGCGCCGCCGGCACCGCCCGCCGCGTTGCCCGCATTGAGCCCGAGCGCGCCGGCGGCGGCATTCATGCCGATACTCACCACACCCTGGATGATCGGGCGCAACACCAGCGTCTTGAAGTAGTTTTCGAGCAATTCGCCCGCGTTCTGTCCGCCGCGCATCAATTCGTCGGTGAGCGATTGCGAAAGCTGATCGTGCATGCGCTCCCAATCGCGCTGCATTTCCTCGGTGGCTTTTTTGTTCGCGTCGAGCGCGTCCTTCGAGTCTGCCGCCGCGGCGAGTCGCTTGCGCGCCGCAATTTCGCGGTCCAACGCTTCCACCATTGATTCGTGACCGTCTAGCCCGGCCTCGATGGTGCGACGCTCCTCCAGTCGCTTGATGATGCTCCGCTCTATTGCGCCGGCCGTCAGCCCGTAGTTCGCAACCTCGCGCTCCGCAGCGGTTGCCTGCGTGGCGAGGCTGTCGATGCGGCGGTCGGTGTCCTGCTGCGCTCGCTTTGCGGCATCCGACCATTCCTTTTCCGCCGCTGCTGCCGCGAGCGCCGCGTTCGCTGCGGCGACGTAGGCGTCGACAACTTCGCGCGTCGCCGGCGCCAGCTTGTCCCACGCGCCCGAGACGATCAGGTTTTCGCGCACCTGTTCGGCCGCGGTCAGGTCTTTGGCGGCGCCGGTCGCCTTTGCCTCAATGCCGGTCAGGGATTCAATCGCCTTGGCATAATCCTTGTTCGCTTCGACCGCGGCGTCGACTATGGTGATGCTTTTTACCGTGTCTTTATCAAGTTCAGCTACACGCTTCCGGTAGTCGATATTTATCTGCGCGAGTTCATCTTCCGATTTTCCGAGCTTGATGGCAGCCTGGTAAGCTGCCGAATATTCATGAGTCAATTCCCTTAGTTTCCTGAATTTCTCCTCATTCTTCGTGCCGTGCTTGCTGTCTCCCCACGCTTTCAGCGCGGCCTCGGCGCTGGTCTGCATGGCCGCCAGCCGGTCGGGGTCGGTTTGCCGGCCGCGCTGCATTTCCCGGTCCAGGTCGTTCTGCGCTGCCCGGTCGGCACTCGCGCGACGCTCCGCGGCGGCCTGCCCGGCTTCGCGCTCCGCCCTGCCCTTGTCCTGGATGGCGATAATCTCGCGGCGAAGCTCCACGATTCGCTTGTTTGTATAGAAGTCATCCTCGCCGGATGCGCGCTGCCCGTTGCGCACCAGTTCGAGGTTGGCAATCTCGGCTTGCAGCCTGGCGACCTTCGCAAGCTCGCTGCTATTTACCGAGTTCAACCCGGCGGCCAGGACTCGCACCGAATTGGCCGCGGCATCGAGCACGCCGCTGTTCGCAAGCGAGGCCTTGAAGTCCTCCCAGGCCGACGTCATCCGGTTAATGCTCGCCTGGGCCGAGGCCGCGGCCGATTGCGGGGCGTCGCCGAGCGTCTTCGTGAGTTCGGCGGCGAACCTCGGCAGGAATTCGCTCGTTGCGACCTGCCCCTGTTCGAGCATCTTTCCAAGCTCCGCGGTCGTCACACCCATTGCCCGCGCCGCGATCTGGAAGGCGCCTGGCAACCGCTCGCCCAACTGCCCGCGCAACTCCTCGGCGCTGACTGTGCCCTTGCTGATCATTTGCTGGACCGCAAGCAGCGCGCCCTCGGTTTCGCCCGCCGAGAGGCCCATCACGGTCGATGCCTTGGCGATGGACTCAAAGACGTTCCGGGTTTCCTGCCCTTGCAGCGCGGTGCCCTTGCTGGCTGCCGCGAGCTTGCCGTAGGCTGCCGCCGCTGTAGCGAAGTCAAGCCCGAGGTCGTTCGTCGTCTTTCGCAGGTATGCCAATTCCTGCGCTGCTGCGGCCGTCGATCCAGCCGAGAATGCTAGTTGCCGGTTCAGCTTTTCGGCGGCGAGCCCGGCCTGCACAACAGCATCGGCGAACCCAACGACCGCGCCGACCGTGAAGGCGCCGGCGGCGAGCTTTCCGACCTTGCCTATGGTCTGCCCAAGCACTTCCGCCGGCTTGACGGAATCCTC